TCAGTAGGCCCCCGCCATGGTCAGGCCGGTCGAGACTTTCAGCGGCACTTTCGCATTGTCCGACTTGATCGCCGTGACTTTGCCAGGGCCTTTAATCTCGATCTCGACCTTACCGCCGACTTCGGCCTTTTGCGCGGCCAGGCCCTTCAGTGTCGGGGCGGCCGGCCCCAGCGACAGCAAGGACGGAGCGTTCGGGGCACGCCCCATCAGCTCTTCGAAGGCACGGGTTTTGACCGGGTTGAATTTAGCCTGCATTTCTTCGACAGAGGGGAACAGCTTATCGCCGCCGGCAAACGGATTCCGGAAGGTGACCAAGTTTTTCAGCGCCCGGCCAAGGGCTAGCACGCTGCCGACCAGGTCGTCGATCATCTCCTTACCGCCCTCGATTGTATTGATCCATTTGGTCTGGAACCAATTGGCGATCTGCTCCAGGTCAGCTTTGAAGCTCGCGACCAAGCTATCCCATTTCCATGCGATCGCGACGATGTCGGCGATAACTAGACCGAGCAGCAATAGGATCGGATTGGCTAACACCGCAGCCGCCAGCAGGCCAAAACCAGCGACGGTCATCATGATCGCCGAAAGCAACGGCCCCAGCATGATCGCAGCGACGGCGCCAAGCACGATTTGCGCCAGGTTGCCAAAGCCGCCGACTTGCGCGGCCAGGCGCTCAATGCCTAACCATGCCTCCTCAGCCGCTGTAAAGATTTCTTCAATGTTTTTGCGGAGTAATTTGGCAAAGTTATCAATGACCTTGTTGCCCTCGGGCGTGTTTAAGAGATAATCTAAATAATCAATTAAATCGCCCAATTTCTTGGTGACCAAATCCAACACGCCGCTACGGTTCATGACGCGATACATGACAGCATCCCATTTTTTCCCGAGTCTTTCGCTAATTTTGTCCAATGACTTAGTGCTTTGTTCAGCAGCGCCCTGAGCATCTTTTCCCATCGCTTCGAACAACAGAGCGAGCGTCCGGCGGCCCAGTAGTCCTTTCTTGATCAGGGTCTCGATCTTGGCATCGCTCTTGCCCATAGCGCCAGCTAACAGTTGGATGACGTCGATACCTTTATTTTGTAGCGCATTGACGTCCTTCATTTCCAACTTGTTACGCTGGAAGGCAGTACCTAGACGCTCAGCGATGTCGGCCATGTCTTCCTGGTCGATATTGTATTTTGCCGCCGCATCCGACAGCGCTTGCAACGAGCCGTTCAGCGGATCAATGCCATTGCTTTTCAAGCTTGCATAGGCCGCCGAAGCCGCTCCTATCGTCAGCGGCGAGCGTTCGACAAATTTAAGCAGCCGCATCATTGCCTGTTGCCCCTTAATCGCACTACCTTCGACCTCCGTCAATTGGTCCTCCATTTCTTTGAATTTTGCCCCAATGCCTAACCAACGGACAAACCAAAGACCAAAGGCCCCCGCCAACACGGACCCCAACAGCACCGTTTTTTTGGTTAGCGCCACCAATTCGCGGGCGATGCCGGTCAAGCCAGTACGCAAACGGTTCATGCCCTCCTGGCGCAATGCCTGCCGCAATTGTGCGCCGCTGCGCCGCGCCTCCTCACCCAATTGATTGACTTGCGAGGTGATCCGCCGAACCGGTTGCGTCAATCGGTCAACGACGGTCAAAATCAATGAAACATTAAGCGTGCTCATGTATCCTCGCGGCCTGGCCGTGCCAGAGCATCAGTTCGTCGAAAGTCATATCCCACAGCTCGGAGGGAGGGAAATGAAAGGTGTAAGCAATGTCACCGATCACATCCCACCAGTTGCGGGGGACAGGTCCAAAAAATGGGACACCGCCTCGGTGATGGCGGCAACGTCTTCGGCGTCGATCTGATCGACCGCAGCCATCGGCAGCTCGGCCAGCGCACCGATCAGCGCCGCGATCTTGCCGATCTCGCCGGACGCGGCATCCATCGCCTTCATGTGCTTGATCTTCAGCCGGTCGGCCAGCTTCAGTTCGGTGATCTGCTGATCATTGAGGATGATCGGATGTTTGAGTGTGATAACGGACATGCGGCACCTGCTTAGCCATCAGAAAGGATGTCCGTAGTGTAGCCGCGCGCAATAAAAAAGCCCCGCCGGAACCAGTTCCGTGGGGCTTATCGAGAGGGGGTATTCGGCGCGTCGGGCCGAATCAAAGGCCCGACTATGATAACCGATTCCCGGCCAATCGTCCTACACTTCTTTGCAATCCAGCGCGCCGAACATCAGCTTGACCTCGCCCTTCTCCAGCTCCAGCGCATTGGCGACCCAGGCGCCGGACAGCACATAGCTGGCCCCGGTGTCGGTGTCGAATGAAATGGTCTCCGCCGTCATGGCCCGGTAGTCGGCCAGCTTTACGTCGCGGGTGTGCGCAATCGTACACTCGACGCCCGGCGCTTCGGTTTTCTCGGAAAACCCCACCACCCCGGAATCGGCGACCACGGTTTCGCGCGAGACGCCGCCATACATCAATTTCGCGCCTTCCTTACTGGCAAGCCGCTTGCCCTTCACGGTAATAAAAACTCGGCCGGTAACTTGTGCCATATTGACTCCTATCGGTACGCGGTGCGTACCCTACAAAATGAATTGAACGGCCGCCGCGAACACGTCGAACTGATTGACCGTATTCGGCGGGATGATCGCATTGACGCGGTTGACGTCGCTGGTCGAGCGCACCACGATCAGATCGTTGATGAACTGGTCGAGGTCTTCCAGCAACCCCGCCCGCTCCAGCTCGGCCGCCGCGCCGATCAAGGTGTTGCGGATCAGCTTCGGCGTCGCGATCGGCTGGCCTGGCTGGATACGCCCGAGCACATCGTCGCCGGCCAGCTTGTGGCGCGGATAATCGCGCAGCACCGCGACCCTGAACGCATAGCGCATGTAATCGACCGTCCACTTGGTGTTGAGTTTGAGCAGGCTCACGTCCTCGACGCCGAAACTGTTTTGTTGGTAGGTCGTGATCACCTGTTCGATCATCGCCGCGCCGGATTGGTCGAAAATGATCGATGAGATGCCGTCATACAGCAGGTTGTTGCGCTCGGTATCGGTAAAGCGGTCCGCCTCGACCGGCGCCAACACGCTAGGCAGGCTGATCGAGCGGAACGGACGCGCCGGGTCTTGAGCACCGGCAAACTCGATCGCCGCGCCAAACTGCGCCGCAATCACCCACGGCAGGGTCGGCGATTTGTTCAAGCCGCTGAAGGTCGTGTGCGCGCTGTTACGCGCCGAACCGTAGGCGGCCAGCGCCGAAAACGAGCCGTTCTTGTGCCCGAACACATGCCCGGTACGCATATCCATGCCACCCCAGCGGCTATCGAGCTCGGCTTCGAGCTGGGCGATGTTTGCGGTATCGGTCCAGCCGCTCAGGATCGTATACGGGTTCATCGTGCTCATCACGGTAATCGCGTCCGACACGTCCGGATTGCCGGTGCCGGTCGCGCTCGATGCGAATGCCACCGCCAGGCCCTCCGGCAAAAACTCGCCGCTGTAATAGTTGACTCGGTAGTCGATGTCGTTACCTTCGATGCCTTTATGCCGCGCCGTGCAAGTCACCACACCCAATGCACTGGAGGCCGTCACCGCGCCATCCAGGTCCGCGTTGATCGCCGCCGCCACCGCGGTCGCAATATCGGTCATCGTCTCGCCGGCCGTCACGCCGACCGTCAAACGCCGGCCGCCGATGTATAGGTATAACGTCCCCGAGGAGGTTACCGCGCCGGTCAGGGTGATCGTCTGCGCCGCCTTCACGCCGGCGCCGTTGTCGTCCAGCGCCAAGGCCCAGCATTCGGTGTACGGGTTGACCCTCAGCGCCGCCTCGATCTGCTGCGCCAGCATCGAACCGCGCCCGAAATAGTTGACGCCGTCTTCCTTGCGGCTGACGCGGGTCAACACGCCGGCGGCCACCGTGCCAGCCGCCAATCGCTGACCGATGATCAGCATTTTGTGCGGCATCGCCGGCAGGCCGCGTACAGCCTTGGTGTGATCGATCTCGACATACGCACCGGGAACGCGCCAGTCGAGCGGGATCGTTAAAAACGGAATATTGTCTGGCATGGCTTAGCCTTTCGTCTTGGTTTTGGTAGTGGAGGCCGGCGCGGCTTCGGACGGCGGCGCCAGTTCGATCACGTCGCCGGCCTGGACGCGGCGCAGCCAGTAGTTAGAGGCGATCACCGTCTCGCCGTCGGGCCGCAAGAAAAGGCCGTTTTCCTTGCGGACATTGGCTCCTGCGGCGGGTTTAATTCTGATGGGTTGGCCGAAATTCACGCTAGAATCCTAAAAATATTAAAAAAATTAATTTTCATGCCGGGGTATATTTAACTCCCCATCAGATTATTTTGGGCAACGCCATAAATAGGGGTATTAAACGTGGTCTTAATTTCGGTAAACGAAATCCTGCCTACAGCAACTGGCACATTTCCGGCATTTTCTCCGACAATGGCAATATTGAGTGAGGCCCCTGCCGTGCCATTTGTATTCAGATAAGATGCTGCAACAGTGGAAATCAGCTCCGTACTCGACGCACTCGAACGCCACAACTCCAATAAATTCAACGATTTATTCCATCCTACTACTATATTCAGCCCAGATTGTGATGACTGGGCAGCTCCAGAAGGGACAGCCGAAACCCACGGACCATACGTCGTCGTCACGCCATCACAATGCAGCAACCGCACGACTTCTCCAGTCACGCCAAGGGGAGACCCCACATCAGATCCTTTCGCGCACTCAAACCCATAACAGCGTTGGTTCAAAGCGGACAAACTCGTAAATGTGCTGGTAACGCCGAGTAAAACAAAAGCGCGGACACCTGTAGGAAGGCTGAGATTTCGGAAACCTACAAATGCGCTATAGACATCCGTCGCAGGTGTATTGATATTCGTGGCATTGGTGATGATACTCCCGGGCCGACCTGCCACATAACCCAACGCCGCCGCCGAATTAAAGGTGAAGCCACTGCTATTATCCGCTGCATAGGTATAACCTCCACTCGCTGAGGTGCCGTCAATTGTCGCGCCGCCACGGCCAGATATAGTGCTAGAACGCAGGTCTGTCAGTGCTTGCAGCTTACACAGCCGTTTCAGCAAGGACGGCATCGTCAAAACATCGATATCCAATCGATTTCCACCCACTCGGAACCAATCGACTTCTTTCAGGATTTTGCCAACAAAATACCGATGGATAGGCGGGTCTAAGTGAATACCATCGCCGTCACCCCATCCTAAAGTAGTCAAGACAGCGTTTGAGCTCCCCACCGCACGATACAAATCATAAAACGCGTACCCTCTAGATAAACATTGGGATAACAGATAGTTATTAATTACGGGGACGCTGGGAGTATCCTCCGGTAATCGGGGAGGTTCTCCCAGAACAAATTGAGATATGGCAGGAATCGCGTCCAGCGAATTGAACACATCGACGTAGTTAGCCTGCCAGTTGGCATCGCCAGGTATGCGTTGAGTATGGATCACCAACGCGGTGCTTAATGCCTGCGCCAGTGGCTTGTAGATCAATGCATCATTCCCATTGTCGATATAACCACGTATCTGCGTCATGGTGGTCCCCCCGATCGCAGACGTCCAATGCAGCACTCCCGATTCCCGCAAAAACACAGCGCCGACAAATAGACAAGTAGCGGTTGAGGCAGCGACAGACAGGCTGACAGCCTGAGCTGCATCGAGGACGTTAATATCGACGTAGGAGAGTCCTAGAGCGGCATTACAATTGGCGACTACAGGGGAATAACCTGCAATCCCTGCTTGAGACAAAGTAAAGGATAAAGAACCGTCTCCGGGGCGAGTAATGTAAAAACAACGCACGCTCTTAAATCGAGATAATCCATTATTAGAACCATCCCGATGATCAAATTCGGGGGGATATTTGCCGTCATTTCGTATTGTTGAGGATAGGCTTAATGTCCCAGTTGTAATGTTTGCCGTCGACCCGGCCGGCATCTGAATTTGGTTGCCTCCCGGGAGATAGGACCTGTCCGAGACCGTATTCGTCGCGCCTCCAGCAAACGTCCACGCTGCTCCACTCCAACTGATACCCAAATTAGGAGTGCATACCCCGCCCACGCCATAGCGATTTTGCAATGCCCAGATCAGGATTTGGGTCATATAGCCAGCGGCCATCGAATCACCGTAACTGGTGATGCCGACATAGGCGGGGGTGCTCGATCCGTCGTCTAATTTCCTGAACGCATCATGGGCCGCCAGCAAACCGAATTCGTTTACCAGGCCAACATGGCTATCAAATTCGCGGAGCTTGGATTGCGCCGTCGTGGGAACGACGCCCGTGCCGGACGGTAGGAAGCTCACCATAGCCGCATCGGTCGCCCCCGCCGTTTCAGTCGAGTACCACACGCCGTTCGCGTAGCCCTTCATGCGGTTCGTGCTGGTGTTGAAATATATATCTCCATCCTGCAAAGATGAACCATTCGTACGCGTGCTTGGGTTACTCGATTGTGCGCCGAGATAAATATCTATTTGCAGACCTCCGTTTACTAACGCATTCGCCAAGCTATTCAATGCGGCAATATTCGCGGCCACGGTATCGACATTCGCAATGCTGCCGGCCACATCCTCAATATTCCCGATGCTCAACCAATTGCCATCGACTGACGCAAAGCGGCCGTCGCCCGGCACCCACCAAGTGCCAGCGCCTAAATCAGCCGCTGCCGACCTATCGGCCAGTTGCTCGCTGAAACCTTCGCTGTACCAAGATACCGCGTTCGAAACGCAAAAGATGTAATAGCCATCGGCGGTAATCTCGGCCACGCCTTTCCCGAACTCCGCCGCCGGCGGCCTGTCTTCCAGCGCCCCGTAGATCGTCAGCGGCCGCTTGCCGATCGGCGGGCGCCTGACTGCGCTGGCATCGATCTCTTCAACGCTGCCATCCCTGACGCGCCGCTGCCAATACACCGAACCGGTCACGATCTCGCCGCCGGACGACAAAATAGCGCCGCTTGGCTTTTTCACGATGGCGCCGTTTAACGGGCGGATGGCAACGGGTTGGCCTATTTTCATCTCAATCCTGCAAGTTGGTTAAATGATCACTCAGTTCGGGCCGGCTCGCCGTATAAACCGGCGGCTCGGCAGCCCATTTTTCATGCTCAGCCTGCGGCTGTAGCGGATCGATGTCGTAGTCAGCATGGAAGGTTGCAAAGTCGGCCAGGGCTGTCAGGGCTGTGTCATCCAGCCCGATCGAGGCCGGCACACGCAGCGTAAACTGCAATTCGGTCTCGTAAAACGGATGCCGAACGCCCAGGTCGGTCGTGACCGTAATCAGCCCGTCAACCACTGACACCGGCGCGGCGGTCGCCTGCAACAGCGCGACGACCTTGTCTTCCAGCGCCGCCAGCTTGGCTACCCCGTCGAACACATCGTCGGCCAAGCCGGGCTCGTTCACGCATAGCACCAGGCTAACCAGCAATTCGTCGAACGGCTGCACGCCGAGTCGCTCGCGCACCGGCACGTAGCACAGCGCCGGGAAATCGTTCGCATTCACCGGCCGTTTATAGCCGATGAAATGGCGCGGCTGCTTGCCGTATTCGGCCGCAAACCACGCCTGCATGCCGGCGTCGCCGCGCAGGTAGGTCCGCAGGGTGGTCAAGGCGGCCAGGCTCATCAGCCGCGCCCCAGATTAACAAATCCGAAGCCGGAACCGGCCGGCTGGCTCAGGCCCAGCGCGGTGCGGGTCAATTGCCGGACCAACTCCTTGGCGATGCCTTTATATTGGTCGGCCTTGTCGCGCAGCAGCGAGTTGTCGCCCATCGAGCCGGCAACGGAGGCCAAGTGCTGCGCCCAGGCGACCGCGATCGCGTTCAGGTGCGGGTTCGGCAAGATGATGGTCGCCGCTTCGGTGGCGTTGATGCCCATATTGGCCAGCGCCAGATCGACGTAAGCGTCCGCCTCGTTCAATTGTTTCGCGCTCACGACCAATGCCGGGTCGTCGCAGTCGGCCGCTTGCAGATACTTGTTAGGCACCGGCGCATCCGATATGAGCGGATAGCACGCTCAACGCCCGCGCGGTCATCCGCTCGGCCCGGTTCGACTGATCCGCAAAGAAAAACGGATGCGGCCGACTGCCCGGATGGTTGACCGAACGGCGGACGATGTAGCCGCCACCGCCTGGCACGGGGATTTTCAGCCCCTTGCGTCCCGCTCTCGGCTCGATCACATGCGGCCCGGTGCCGTATTCGACATAAGCCGCGTAATCTTTATTGGCGTAAATCTCCGCCCGCCCCGTGCCGGCCGGACGCCAGTTGATGGCCTGTTCCAGTCCGCCGCCCGGCGAGCGTGGCGTAAACCCTCGCCCCGCATCGATCCAATCATGGATGTCATCGTTGTAGCTTTCGGCCGCCGCGTACACCACCGCGTTTTGCAGTGCGGGGTCGGCCAGCGCCGCCAGCACCGACGGCGCGTTGCCAAGGTCGAGGGTGATGCCGTCGCTCATTTCTTGCCGCCGCCTGACTTGGCTTCCGTTTTCACAGCCTCCGCCGGCGCACCGGCGGAGGGTTGGCCGTCTTCGCTCAGGGGGTTGTTTGGATCGGCTGGCGCCGGCGGCTCGTAGCAATAACCGCAATGCTCGACGCATTCGCGCGCGTCAACCGGCTCTCTCTCCTCTGCCACGCCTTCCGGCGAGTAAATCGTCAGCAGCGCCATGCTCAACGCTTCTTGGCGATGAACGCCGAAAAGTTGATGCCGGTCGCGATGTTGCCGGCGATCAACGTCGACAGGCGCACGTAACGATACAGCGTGCCGTTTTCCTCGTTGCGGAACGGCAGCACATAGCGGCCTGCCGCGCTCAAGGCCGCGTCCATCGGCACCACCAGATTGCCGAACACCTTCTTGGCCAGACAGACCGATCCGGATGTCATCGCCGCCACGTTGCTGCCTTCCAACGACACCGTGTAAATCTCGTCGCCGGACGCGATTTCGCAGGCGCTCAGGTCGATGACCACATGGCCCTCGACGAAGCCGGCGCCCAAATCGATGATCGTGCCGTCGGCGGACGCGGCCAACAGGCCGGCGGACTTCAACAGCTGGCTGCTGTCATAGGTAAAGTTCGAATGTTGTCCCATTGCCCTCTCCCGATTAAGCGGTCACGGCGGCGTCGGCGATCGACCAGAGGCGAGTCGCGGCGCGGCCGTTCATGATGCACAGGCCGTTAAACCATTCCACGCGGGTCCGGTACTTCGGCTCGGCTTGCAGTTTGCCCAGATCGTCAACCATGACGCCGCCGTTCTGAATGCCGAACAGCGATCCGGAACCCAGGCTCAACACATAGATCGAGGTCGCGGTCGCGGTGCCCGAGGTCGCCGCCTCGGTAAACGGCAGGATCGCGGCGCCGTCGTTGTCCTGATCCACAATCAGGATCGGCAAGTCGTTGTACTTGGTGACTTGGCGGCCGAAGGCGTCCTTGTCGTAAGTGATGTAACCGCCGACAGTGGAACTGCGGGCGGCGGCCGTCAGCCGGCGGCGCATCGCCTTGCTCATCAACAAATGCGTCGGGTTCAGGGTCTGGTCGATCGCCTCGTCCAGCTTGGCCAGGCTCAACGGCGTGCCGTTGGCGGTCGCGCCGGCGGCAATCTTTTGATTGCCGGTAATCCGGGTTTGCAGGCCGTCGAACTCGCGCGGGTCGCTAAGCTGGTCGCCCTTGATAAATTTTTTGGTCCAGGCCAGCCCCAGCGCGCGCACCTTCATCGCCTCCTGCACCGAACGCTGATCCATGCCCATCGTTTGTACGATAAACGTGTCCACGTCCAGCTCGCCGCCGGCGATCACCAGGTTTTCGGTTTGCGGGTTCAAAATGCCGGTCGATGGCGTGTAACTTTCGTTCACGCCGCGAAACCCGACGCCCGGCAAGGCTTCCTCGCGGTTGTATTTGAGCGCGTTGCCGGTGATGTTTTCGAACGGCATGTTCATCAGCACGTCGGCCGAACCGGCGTACAATTCGATGATGGCGCGGCGCACCTCGTTGCCGGTTTCCAGCTTGGCCGCTTCAATAAGTGTCAATGCCATGATTATTTACCTTTCTGTCTGGCGGCGATCAGCCGTTGTTGAGGGGACAGCGCGGCGGCCTCGTCGGTCTTGGCCGGCGGCTGCGGCTGTTGCGGCGCGCCCGAGCCGGTGCCGCCCTGCGGCTTGGCCAGGAACGGCTTGTCTTTCAAGAGTTGCGCCACCGCCTCCGCGACCGGCTTGCCGCCGATCGTGACGTTGCCGGCCTCGTCGCAAGCCGCCTTGCCGGCCAGCAAATCGCTAACCGTCGCCGGGTCCAGCGCTTCGGCAGAGGCCGACAGCAAAGCCGCTTTGATTTGGGTTTGTTCGAATTTGCCCTTGAAGGTTTGCGCT